AAAATACGTGTAATAGCTAAAGAGGATTATATGACGATTAACAATTTCATAAGGAAACTTGTTGATATTGAACATGTAAAATTCAGAGAAAGAAAGAAAGAAGGGAACGGATTGGCGGATTAATTGAAACTTCCTGAAAGCCCCATAAAAAAAGTTTACGAATGTCGTAAATGTAAACGGGTATCAGTAAAGTTTTTTAATCCACAATTTGATACGTCGTATAGTAAAGAAGAATGGGAACATGTGCTGCAACAAGGCAGCAAGGCTCTTGATACTTTACTTGAGATGTATGACCCAAAATTTTTTTAGGGAGGTAAAATGTTTCAATTTTGGCATATCGTTGCTATTCTTGGTGTTTTTATTTTAGGATTTATTGCAGGGAGATATTCGTTAAGAGTGTATTACCAAGCAAAATTCGAGGAACTAGAGAATAGAGTATTGAAAAACCAAAGAGATATAGAGTATCATGCTAGACGCCTTTAGTTGGGTGTTTAGTGTGTTTCTTATTTGTGTTACCGTGGTTCTTGTTACATGGATCACGGTTCATTATTCACCTTTCCACACTTATGTGAGGGGATGTGTTGATCAAACAAATGATTTCGATTATTGTGTTTGGTTATATTATGAGATAGCAAAAGAAGAATCTTGGTTGCGCCAGATGTTAATTAAGCTATCGGAATAGGAGGAAGAAAGAATGTATTTTAAACAATCAAATTACGAAAAATATGATCATTGTATCAAGTGTGAACGAAAATATTTGGAAGTAAATTTAATCGCTAATTATAATAGTAGTAGACAGAGAAGTAATTACTATTGCATTAGATGTTATAACAGGAGAGAGATAGATGAAACTAAAGAAACGGTTAATGAAACTCTACAAAGACGTATCAAGAAAAGCGTTACGGGAACCACGGACCCTGAGAGAGTTAGCAATAAGGAAGAAGTGGGACAGATTAAAAACAATAATGAGCAAGCGTTATGATTTGTTATAAATGTAAAGGAAATGGATATGTTAGATTATCGTTTGAAGCAGAACAGGTTATTGAACAGTGTAAGGTTTGTCACTCACAAGGGGAAATCAATGAAGATAAGTACTACCACCAAACATGGACAGAGGGGGCTAATAATTCCCTCGCAATCTACTATGGTCCACCCCTTGACCCAGAATGTTTCAAAAACTACACGATTTCGAATGAGTAAACCAGTTATAGAGTTTAAGGGCGAGCCGCCCTTTTAGAGTTGGGATAGAGGAATTTTTCAATGGTTATATGCAAATCATGGCAAAAGCTTGGAGATGGTTCGGGCCTCGATTCCCGGTGTTCATACATAACCCGTTAAATCATCAATGCATATGTTGTTATGATAGTAGAGTCTTTCTTTCCTCCTGATCGTACGGCTCTACTATCAAATTATAAAAGTATAGTTTATTTTAGCCCCCCTGAAATATTTTCACTGCTCAAACCTGTGTTACACCTGTTACAGTGTTACATTAAGTTAATTTATTGAATTATATATGTTTTTATGTCACAATCTTGTAACAACAGATTTTATTATATGTTACACTATTGGGATATTTTAAGCCATACTTAGTATATTATAAATAGTTAGGGTAAAAATAAACTATACCTTTTTGAAAAAGAAGGATATTATAGGAATTATGCCAAAAAACAGAGGTGGGTTAAGTCCCAGACAAAAAGCATTTGTTGAGATATTTTGTAAAGAGAATGGAAGAATAACTCCAACAGAATGTGCAAGACAAGCAGGATATAAAGAACATAGTGCAACTGCTGCAGCATCTAATTTAAGAAACCCTAAGTATTACCCAGGTGTTGTTGAAGCAATTGAAAAACTTCAAAGAGAATATGCTGATGCAACTAAAATTGATATTGTCAAACATTCAAGAGAATTAGCTAGATTAAGAGATAAGGCTGTTGAAAATGGACAGTTAGGCCCTGCAATAAATGCTGAATTTAGAAGAGGACAGCTTGGTGGTTTTTATGTAGATCGTAAAGAGGTTGTGACCGCATCTCTTGATAGTATGACTAGAAAAGAATTAGAGTCAAAATTAAAAGAGATACGGGATAATAATATTGTTAATGCTGAATATGAAGTTCTTGAAGACCAATCTTAGCTTTATGATAAACAGTGCTACCTAATTCAATACTCATACCAATAACATAAACAAAGAATACTAAAAAAGTTATAAATATAATTCTAGCTATCATGGTACTTGTTTCAATAATTCTTGTAGTTTGTGATACCACATTAATCTAAATTCAAAGTCCTCACTATTCAATAGAGCTTTCTTTAAACTATCAACTCTATTCCAAAACAAACTTTCAGTCATTGGAAGTGATTGATACTCACCTTCTTTGTAAATTATTATTTTATTCATGGTGTATATATTACCTCCTCATCAGTTAATTCTCTCATCTTTACTTTGTATGCTTTTAAAAAATCTTTTAATGGCATCTCTGAATTTTCTAAATGAGCTAAGTGTAGGTTTTTGTCATAACTGTAAATAACAAAAGCCCTCTCATAACAATTCATTAAAAATGTTTCTTTATCATTCATGGTAATTTTCTCCTTCCATCCCTTTATTACATGGATCATTTAAATAACTTTCCATTTCGTAAAATTCTAATTCTACTTTTTCCCCACATTCTAAACACAACCAATCATTATTAATGAAACCTATGTTTTCACAATTACAATCATTCATTTTATCTCCTCTATATGTCTAGAACTTTTTGTTTCCATATTTTCATCGACAACATTATTGTATACCCCATTTTCAATTAATGATTCTGCTTCAACTTTATTTTCAGCTTTAACATAATAAATTCTTTTAATTAAAAGATGTTCTACTTTTTTATAACTTTTCATTTTCTTCCTTTCTTTAACAAGCGATTAAATACTTTTTTAATTTAACATAATCACTAACTTCTATAGTGCATTTTACATCACTTTGCACACTTTCAATTTTAAATAAATTAGAGTGATCTTCAAAAAATATTTCCAACTCATCATTATGCCAATCTTTAAATAATTTTTTTACCTCTAAATTACCAAACCAACTTTCAAAACCGACATCTTGCGCCTCTTCCAAATAAGTTCTACCTGTAAGTTTAACATTGTAAAAACCATCTTTAGTATATTTTAATATTTCAACATCATCAAAATTTTTAATGTTGTATATCGCCCACTTAGAATATTGTAATTCAAAAGCTCTAAAAAGTTTTTGATCTTTATATTTAACTTGAAATAATCTTCTCTCTGTAGCTGACCATTTTGTAGGTGTTAAATAAACTTCATTATCATTTTTGTCATATAGTCCTGTATCTACACTCATTTTTATACCTCCGTTATTTCGTCTAATATTTCAATAAAAGCACCAATCATTGTTGGATTTTCTTCAGGGTATTGCATCAAATTATATTGATACATTTCTGATACTTTAACTAAAAAATTTTCTAATTTTTCATAATTATCTATACTCATTTTAATCCTTTCTTTTTATGGGTCAGGGGTTCTGGCAGAAACTTTGTACAACTGTTCTGCTTATGGAAGCCCTTGGGTTCTCCTCCCCTCCTGACCCTTTTGAGAAAAATGCTGAATTCCTTTTTTAACTTACCTTAATGTAAATTAATACATTATCATCCTCGGTTAAAAAAGTTATCGATTCACTCGACAGCTTACTTTTTCCTCGATTTGTTAGTAATCGCTTGTATAGATACGTCTATCCCCTTCATTAAATTACTAACATTCTGTTGAGTTCGTTAAATCATCTAGAATTACGACGCATCAACATAATGACATATAATCCCATAAATATAAAAATCAAGACTTGAATTATAATTTATTATAGTTATATGGGATACAGGGTTATATCTTATATCCTTTGTATATAACCCTAAAGAAAGGATAAAATAAAATGTTAAAATTAATAAATAGTTCAACAAATAGAAAAACAGGCAATATTGCTACGACTTATAGATCAGGTACTTCAATGTATGGATCTTGCCCTTCAAGTTGTGCATTAAATCCAAAACCAAAAGAATCGGCAAAAGGTATTGATAAAAAATATTTAACAGCTCTTTTAAATGCTGTTGTAAAAAATGGCTTATCATGGACTTACAGTCATTTTGATTATAAAAAATTACCAAGAAATAAAGAAAAGAAAACTGTTATAAATTATAGTGCTGATACACTCATTCAAGCATTGAATAGTTTTAATGATAAAAGAGATACAGTTTATACAGCACCCTCAACAATGACAGATAAAGTTGATAATATACAAGGTGTTAAATTTGTGCGTTGCCCTTCAGAATATAATGAAAAAATTAAATGCCAAAATTGTGGTTCTGGTAAACCATTATGTGCAAGAATTAATAGAGATTACATTATTAAGTTTGTTGCTCATGGTAGCCAAAAAAAGAAAGTAGGCAAAAAAGAGCAAGGGGGCTGTTATGCAGGACAAGGGTTTACTAGATTTGCTTGGCAAGATACAGTAAACAGAAAACAAGATAGATCAGATTCTGAAAAACTAACAAACTGGGTGAAGACATTACCTTATGGTACTTTTATTAGACATCATGTAGCTGGGGATATTGGAAAATGAAAAATTATTATATAAGTCAAGATTATTTCGGTAAAACTCATAGAGTAAGTTTAGATCCTTATAATTTATTTTTAACTAAAATTAGAAATCAATTAGCTTGTTTAAATCAATTTCAAATTAGAAAAAGAATTGCACCAAATAAAATAAACAAATACACTTTATATCTTGGTACAGCTTTTAAATATAATAAGACTAATTGTGATGTTGAAAAAATAACAAAAAATATGCTTGACAAATTTATATCCTAATTATATGGGATATTATATTATTCAATAATGAATAATTTAAGAAAGGATAAAATACTATGGCACAATTAAAAGTTTATCAAATTGACCATTACAGACAAAAAATAAGAGATTTAATTAATCCATTGAGAAGGATTATAGATTTAAAATTATCTGAAAAAAAAGATATTGTTAGACAACAAATCTCAAAAAAAATAAGACAATCTCTTAAAATTGAAAAATGGAAAAAAGATATTGATAGTTATGAAACAAAAGTCCTAAAATTAAAACAAGATTATAGCACAATGAAAAGAAAGTTAGAAGAGCAACAACTATCTGAAAGTAATAAGTTTGCTAAAATACTTAAAAGACATGGTGTTTCAAATTATAATCTTCCTAGTGATGATAGAGTTATTACTCAAAGTCAAATTGAAGATTGTTTTTCAAGTATTGTTGATGATATTACCGAGGATAAGTGTAAAACAATGCAGGAATTTAAAGAAATAAATAAATTAGATCATGTTCAAAGTTGTATGAATGATGTACTTTACGAGGAAGGCTCTAGTGAAGGCATGAATTCTAGACTTGATGACATAATGAAAGGTAGTTTTGGAATTCCATTTAGAAGAGAACAAGCCCTTCAATTAACTAAACAATAATTTTATATTATCTTGACTATCCTATATATATGGGATAGTCTTTTCACGTGAAAAAAAGGATAAAATAAAATGAATAAACTAAGAAAAAATTATAGAAAAGCATCTAACTTTTTAGTTTGCACAATGTGTAAAATTGAAAAGTCATTTTTACAATTTGGAAATAAAAAAAATGGTTGGATAGACTTACAAGGTGATACTCATAAATGGCATTGTAGGGCTTGTGATGTAAAATATAACGCACAATTACATGAAAAAAACCCTTTTAATAGATTGTTTCATTTAGCAAAAAGAAGAGCAAAAGAAAAAAATATGGAATTTACTCTTACAAAAGAAATAGTTAAATCAAAATTTCCTAAAGATAATAAATGTCCTGTTATTAAAAAACCTTTTTTATATGGTTTAGAAAATAAACATTTTAATCCTACAATCGATAGAATTGATAATAACAAAGGATATACACCAGACAATATAATGATTATCTCTTATAGAGTTAATAGTATTAAAAGAGATACCACCGATTTTACGATTTTTAAGCAAATAGCAGACTTTTATTTAATGAATAAAAACCTTTCAATTACATAACTTTTCATATAAAATCCCATATAATTAGAAAGGATAATTATGAACCCACAATATAATTTAATTCAATATAGTAATGATGATTATAAAATTACTAATGAAAATGATTTATTAATTAAAGAGTTCAAATCTAGAAGAGCTGCAGTTAATTGGCTTAACGATCAATTAAAGATTAATTCTAAGATTAGAATTTTTAAAGAAAGGATAAAATGAATTTAAATTTTAGCACAAAAGAAAAATGTTTGTTAAGGGATTTAATAAACATTGAAATTAGAAATTGCTCTAATGATTTTAATTTAAATGGCTATGTTGAGAGATTAAAAAAACTTAGATTTAAAATACAGTTAGATGAGCAACAACTGAAAAAAGCCATAAAATTATATGGTAATGACATTGACGAAATAAGAAAGGATAAAACACAATGAATAAAATAAAAATACAAGTTAAAGAAAAACATATTAAAGATGGTATTCCAGAAAATTGCCAATATTGTGCAGTAGCTTTAGCCATTGATGAGAAATTAAGAAGCATGTTTAAATTAGATTTTGAACCTAGAATTGTAGAAAGGGGAAATACTGATTATGCATTGAGATTAGCAGATAATAAACCTAGCCCATATCAAACTGAATTTCCTACTCAGATAGATATGGGTGATCAAGAGACAGTAAACGACTTTGTTTATGATTTTGATCAAAACAGAGATGTTATGCCTTTTGAATTTGACATTGTTTTTACTGATACAATTATTGAAAAAATGAGAAATCTTGAAAAAAAAGAAATGGAACGTTTTAAAATTAATAAATGAGTGAAAGTAAATTTTATCAACAATTAAAAAAATCCTTGCCCCATGTTTATTTTGAACGAATTGAAAATAGAATAGGGCAAGGCACAGCAGACATAACAGCAATTTATAATAAAAAAGAAATCTGGATAGAATTAAAATTTATAAAACTAAATAAAATTAATCTTAGCCCCTTTCAAATTTCATGGCATTTAAAGTGATATTCTCTAGGTATTCGCACTTTTATCTTAGTTAAAAGGGGCAAAGACTCTTTAATAAAAGCATATGAAGGCAAAAAAGCTTTAAAATTAGCTAAAAATGGGTTTCGTGAACCTTGTTTCTTGGTTCATGAACCAAGAACCGATATAAAAAAACTGTTAAAAATGTT